AACACTTAAACAATATTTACAATCTAACTCAAATTTTACAGATTATGAGTTTGAGGGATCAAACCTGTCAACAATTTTAGACGTTTTAGCATATAATACATACATTAATTCATATAATGCGAATATGATCTCTAACGAGGTCTTTATTGACAGTGCAACTCTTAGGGAAAACGTTGTTGCACTTGCTAGAAATATTGGATATATCCCTAGATCAAGAAAAGCATCAACTGCAACGATAAATTTTTCTGTAGAACCAGGAATTACACCTCCACCAACAACAATTACGTTAAAAAAAGGCCCAGTTGCCTCTTCAAACTCATTTGGAGGTCAATCTTTCGTTTTTGGCATCACAAAAAACATTACAAAACCAGTTATTGATGGAATCGCATATTTTTACGATGTAGATGTTAAACAAGGTAATGTAATTGATCAAAAATTTCCATATTCTACAAATAATGTTAATCAAAGGTTCATTTTATCAAATTCTGGGATAGATTTAAGCACTTTAGAGGTCTATGTAAGACCATCTTCAACTTCTTCTCTACTTTCAACATATACAAGACAAGATAGTCTATTTGATGCAGTCACAGGAAGTTCAATAACAGGTGATTCACTCATTTATTACCTCCAAGAGATCGAAGATGAGCAATATGAGATCATTTTTGGTGATGGAATTTTTGGAAAAGCACTTGAAGACGGAAATATTGTCGAAGTTTCGTATATTATTTCAGATGGTTCAGAGGCTAATGGTATTAGCAATTTGAGTTTTAGTGGAAAATGCACTTATACTCGAAATGCAGTCGAAAATACCATATCTAGTGGTATTTCTCTTATAACTGCTGAAACACCCTCTAGTGGTGGGGATGAAATTGAGAGTGTTGACTCAGTTAAAAAGTTTGCACCACAAATTTATGCGACTCAAAATCGTGCTTTGACCTCAAATGACTACGAAATTCTAATTCCTAACAAAATTTACCCAGAAACTGAGTCAATTTCTGTTTATGGAGGTGAAGAATTGGTTCCTCCACAGTATGGAAAGGTTTTTATAAGCATAAAACCACGAACTGGTGACTTTGTGCCAAATGCAATCAAGGAAAATATCAAAAGAGACCTCCGAAAATACTCTGTAGCAGGAATTGTGCCCGAAATTCTCGATCTCAAGTATCTCTACCTTGAGACTGAGAGTAAAGTTTACTATAATACGAGTCTTGCACCTAATGCCATGACAGTTCAAGCTCAAATTTTAAATAATATCAATAGATTAGCAGCGTCTGCAGAGTTAAATAAGTATGGAGCGAGGTTTAAATACAGTAAATTCTTAAAAGTTATTGATCAAAGTCACGAAGCCATAACTTCTAACGTTACAACAGTTGAAATGAGACGCGATTTAAGGTTGGCTGTCGATCAATTTGCTGAATATGCGATTGATTTTGGTAATCAGTTCCATATTTCGTCTATGAGTGGGTTTAATATTCGCTCTACTGCCTTTAAAGTGTTAGATATTCCCAATACTGTTTACCTTTATGACATTCCAAACGCAGATGGAGGCACTGGAAGTCTTGGATTATTCTCTTTAGACTCACCAGGTTCAACAACTCCACTTATTGAGAGGTCAAATGTGGGTATTGTTAACTATAATACTGGTAGAATGACCCTCAATCCTATTAATATTGTGTCAGGAAAGACAAAAGATGGTCAACAAATCATGGAAATTTCTGTTGTTCCTGAATCAAATGATGTAATCGGATTACAGGATTTATATTTGCAACTAGATACTAGTAATGTGGAGATGATTATTGATGAAATTGCTTCAGGTGCAGACCCATCAGGATCAACATATACAGTTACTTCGAGTTATACAGACAGAAAGATCATAAGATAACACATGACCGATAAAAGAGTTCAAATTAATAAAGTTGTCAAAGAACAATTTCCTTCTTATGTGAAGGATGACAGCCCTTTAGTTGGTGAATTTTTAAGTGCGTATTATCAAGGGCAAGAATATCAAGGCGGCCCAATTGATTTAATTAGTAACC